TTTCAAAAAGACCGCCAACATGAATGTCATTAGCGGGGTGTCTGTGCGCCCCATCGGTAGCCGCCATCTCACCAAGGAAACCTGCGAGCGTTACGGCTACGGCTTTGCTCAGTACGCAGGGCAAGAAGTCCAAGTCGCAAACTACTACGATGACGTAGGGGCGGTAGTCGCGCAGAAGCTACGGCTACCCGGCAAGGACTTCCGAGTGCTGGGTGACAACGACGCCGTGAGTCTGTGGGGAAAGCACTGCTTCCGTGACAAAGGGCGCATGGTCGTCATCTGTGAGGGCGAGCTGGACGCAATGGCTGTGTACCAGACCCTTGGCCCCAAGTCTGTTGTGGTGTCGATCCCGCACGGCGTGGGGACAGCAGAGAAGTACATCAAGCAGGAGTTCAAGTGGCTGTCGAAGTTCCAAGAGGTCATCCTCTGCTTTGACAGTGACGAGCCGGGACAGGCTGCGGCCAAGCAATGTCGTGCGCTGTTCAAGGGCAAGCAGAAGGCCCGCATTGTCAAGCTACCGCTCAAAGATCCATGCGAGATGCTGGATGCGAACAAGAGCAACGAGCTGTACCGCGCAATTTGGGACGCTCAAGAGTGGTCAGCCGCCGGCCTCGTTCACGGTGATGCGCTGCTTGAGAAGGCGCTCCACCGCAACACCCGCAGCGCCGGCAGCTATCCGTGGGAGGGGCTAAATGAGATGACAGACGGCATGCGCTACGGCGAGCTGATTACTGTTTGCGCTGGTAGCGGCATCGGCAAGTCCACAGTAATGCGAGAACTTGCAGCATCGCGGCTGGCAGCAGGCGAGCGGGTCGCATACCTCGGCCTTGAGGAGGGACCGTTTACAACGGCGCGGGGCATCTTCAGTGCGCACGCCAACCTCCCGCTGATCCAAGCAGAAGACACGCCGGAGGTTAAGCACGCAATCGAAGAGGCGTACAAGGACTGGGGGGATCGGCTGTATGCGTTTGACTCGTTCGGCTGCTCTGATCCTGAGGAGATCCTGTCCACGATCCACACTGCTGCTGTTGGTCTGGATTGCAAGACGGTGTTCCTTGACCACATCAGCATGATCGTCAGCGGCATGGACAGCGACAACGAGCGCCGCAGCATCGACCGCTTGATGCACGAACTGCGCCTGCTTGTCGAGACTGGTGAGATCCTGCTGTTCAACGTCAGCCACCTGAAGCGCCCGATGGGCAAAGGCCACGAAGAGGGGGCGCAGGTCAGCCTGAGTCACCTGCGGGGCAGCGGTGCTATCGCACAGCTCAGTGATTTGGTCATCGGCCTCGAGCGTGACGGCCAAGCGCAGGAAGAAGACAGGCACATGCTGAACATGCGCGTGCTCAAGAACAGGTACAACGGGTCTACAGGTCCCTGCGGTAGCCTGCGGTACAACCGGACGACTGGGCGGTTGATCGAAGATTCTGGTGCAGAAAATTTTGAAGCAAGGGAAGAGGTGCCGTTTTGAAAAAGGACTGCGTTGTTGGACTGATTGGCTACCCGTCAAGCGGTAAGGATATGGTGGCGCAGATGCTGGTCGAACAGCACGGCTTTACCCGCGTGGCCTTTGGTGATGCCATCAAAGACATGATGCTGCTGCTTGATGATCGGTATGAAGGGAACCGCGCAAGGCTTGAGTACCACAAGGCGCTTGGTGAGACTGACCCGCTGCGTACCCGCGCACGCTTGCAGGAACTCGGTGAGTTTGCCCGCGGTGTGTACCCTAGGTTTTGGATTGACGCCGCTGCCCGCGTTGTACCGCTGGACGGCCCTGTCGTTTTTAGCGACATCCGCTACCCCAATGAGTTGCAGTGGGTGCGCGAAGACCCAGACCTTCCTGGCGCACGCGGGGATGGAGTCATCATCGGCATTGACCGCCCCAACTACGGAGCTGTCAACGATCACGTGAGCGAGCGCAACACGGGTGACCTGATGCTGGACGCTGACGCAATCCTTGTCAACGACAGTACACCTGAAGCCCTGATCGCAGAACTGCTGGAGTTTGTCTGATGACTACGATCCTGTTTGACCTTGAGACTGACGGGCTGCTTGACGAGGTATCTAAGGTCCACTGCCTGTGCCTCACGTACCCGCACACTGAGGGTGATGACGTACTGAGCTATCACGATCACAGCGACTTGCCGCGCGAAGGCACGCTTGCAGAAGGCCTCGAGAAGCTGCGGCAAGCTACAGTCCTGTGTGGCCACAACATCGCCGGCTTTGACCTGCCAGTTCTCCGCAAGCTGTTTGACTTTGACTGGGATGGCGAGGTCCACGACACCGTCGTCTGGTCTCGGCTGGTGTACAGCGACAGGCGCGAGCGGGACTTTGCACTCGTGGATCGTGACCTGCTGCCGGGTCGCCTTGTTGGTGCCCACTCCCTAGAAAGCTGGGGGTACCGGCTGGGCGACAACAAGGGCGACTATGCCGGCGGGTGGGAAGCGTTCTCGCAAGAGATGCTGACGTACTGCATTCAGGACGTGCGGCTCAATGCAAAGCTGTACCACGTGCTGCGTTCGCGTCTGCCCAAGTTCAGCGCAGATGACGGGCTGACCACCGTGCAAGTGGAAACCGAGTTCGCGCAGATGCTAGAGACGATGGGTCGCGTTGGTGTCCCGTTCGACTCGGATGCATGTGACGCGCTCTTGCAGAAGCTGCGGCCTCGTCAGTTAGAGCTGGAAGACCAGCTGCGCTCTGCGTTCCCTGCGAAGAAAGAGTTCTACAAGGTCAACAAGCGCACAGGCAAGCGCACTCAAAGGCGCAACGAGGCTGGCGAGATGGTGGATTACAAGCTGATCCAGTTCCAGCCTGGTAGCCGCATCCAGCTTGCCAATGCGTTGATGGACAAGTACGGGTGGGTGCCGACTAACTACACCGCCAAGGGTGACCCGCAGATGGTTGAGGAGGTGATGTTGGATCTGGCCGACGTGTACCCTGAAGCCAAGCTGGCCGCAGAACTGTACATCGTCAAGGCCCGCATCGGCACGCTTGAGTCTGGCAGGTACTCGTACATCAACTGCAACAAGGATGGCCGGATCCACAACCGCACGCTGCACATCGGCGCGATCACGCACCGCAGCAGCCACTCCCGTCCGAACCTGGGCAACCCGACAAGTGTGCGGAAACCTTGGGGCAAGGAGATCCGTGCGATGTTTGTCCCTGTTGACAGCGAAGAGTTTGAGTACGCCGGCTGGGACCAGTCAGGGCTCGAGCACAGAATGCTGGGCAACGCGCTGTCTGCCTACGACAGAGGTAACTACGCCCACATTGTGGATCAAGGCGACATCCACATGCTGTACCTCGAGGCTTTGCAGAAGATGGGTGTCACAGCAACACGCGATCAGGTCAAGGCCTCAGGCTACGCCTGGCTGTACGGCTGCGGTGTTGACAAGCTCGGCGCAATGAACGGCGGCAACCGCGTCCTCGGCAGCAAGATCAAGAAGGCGTTCAGTCAGGGCATTGTCGGCATGCACTCCCTGTTGAAGTTCCTCGGCAACCAGGCGCAACGGTATGAGGGCGTTCTAGGGCTGGATGGTCGGCGTGCTGGTGTCCGCTCCAGTCACAGCTTGCTCAACACCAAGCTCCAGATGGATGGCTCAATCTGCATGCGCTGGATGCCTGTGTACTTGAAGAGCGAGCTTGAGAATCACGGCATCAAATGGGGTGTCGATTACATCCCGCACCTGCACGTCCACGACGAGATGCAGGGCTCGCTCCGTAAGGGGCTGCGGGAGCCGTTTACTGCTGCGGTGCAGGCCGCCAACAACCGCACGGTATCCGCACTTAACCTTAAGGTCCCGCTGCGCTGCGACGTGGTGTTTGGGGACAACTGGCTGGCAACGCACTGATATGAAAGGACTTCTCGACGGCGACATGTTGCTGTACATGGTGACCCTCTCAAATGAAAAGGAGGTCATCTTCAGCAACGACTTCCACGTGCTGTACGCCGACTACGAAGAGTGTCAGGAGTCGTACACGCGCAACCTTGACGAGCTGCTGGAGGGCGCTGGTGTTGACGACTACCTTGTGTTCTTCAGCAGCCGCGAGAACTGGCGCAAGGATATCCTGCCGTCGTACAAGGAAAACCGGAAGGGCTCTCGCCGGCCTATGTGCTTTGGGCGCTTGAAGGACTGGGCGATGCAGGACAGTCGGGCTCGAGAAGAGGCTTGGCTTGAGGCTGATGACCTGATCGGGATTGAAGCTACGTCAAGCAACGAGCCAACGACAATCATCAGCCACGACAAGGACTTCAAGACAGTGCCTGGTAGGTTTATGCGCTACCGCCAAGGGTCGGGGTTTGTGGACGACATCACGGTGGACAGCGAACAAGCCCGCTACTGGCACATGATCCAGACCTTGATGGGCGACCGTGTTGATGGCTACTTTGGGTGCCCCGGTGTAGGCGAGAAGACTGCCGCTAGGCTGCTGGACAAGGCCGTCAAGACACCAGGGCGTATCACGACCGAGGAGTTCCCTGCTGTCTGGGAGCAGATTGAGGCGCAGTTCATCAAGGCAAAGAGCACTGCTGAGGACGCGCTGGTCAACGCACAGGTGTCCCGCATCCTCCACTACGGTGATTACAGCGGTGACATGGTTCGGTACTGGCAACCTGAGTATACTTAAGAGTTAATAATATGGATGAATCTGTTCTACGAAGACTTCGCAAAGACCTGAACGAGCGGTTCCCTATGAGGCCGCTTCACAGCATGTCGGTGCCTGATGAGCCTCACCAGATGGCGTGGATCATGGGCATGCGGGCTGGGCACCAAGAGGTGCTGACAGCTATTGACGACATGATTGGTCAACCGTTCCAACCTGACCCGCCCCCTCACGATGTGCCTAGCTCCGAAGATCGAAGCGCCGCCGACGCCGCCGCCCGCACCGGCAGCACCCCCTATGGCCCCTAAGGCTGCACAGCGGGTTGGCAGGAGCCAATCGGCACAGCAGGCACAGCGCCAAACCGCAGCCGCTGGGGGTGTCCTTCGGCGGTTCCGTATGCAGATCCCCAACGTGAACATGTGACATGAAGACGCTCCAACACCATTACTCCGTAGGCCTAGCTGCCCGGTCGGAGTTCGAGGAGCGGGGAATCAGGTCTAGCGTTCTGACGATCCCCGCCGTATTCCGCCGGGACGAGACGGGTCGTGATCGTCTACCGCAGAACTATCAAAGCGTCGGAGCTGAAGGGGTCAACACGCTGGCATCCAAGCTAGGACTGTCGCTGTTCCCCACTCAGCTGCCGTTCTACCGACTGGCTATCGACCCGTTCATGGAGCGGCAGCTGGTCAGCGAGTTCGGTGTTGAGGACGCTGCGGCGGGTCGAGCCGAGATCGAGAAGAACCTGGCGCTGATTGAAGAGACTGGCCGCGAGGCGTTTGAGACGCAGGGCTGGCGCCCTGTCATGTCTGAGTGCCTGCGCCACCTGCTGATTACCGGCAACGGTCTAATCATGGTGGACAAGAAGCGCGGTCCTCAGTTTGTTGATCTGCACAAGTTCATCTGCGAGCGAGACCCTGAAGGCAACATCATCAAGGTGGTTGTCAAGCAGCACGTGGCCCGCGAGATCGCTGCACGCTACTTCCCTGACGGCCTGCCTGAGGACGCTACTCGGTCCAGCGAGGGTGACAAGAACCTTGCCCTGTACAGCGGGGCGTGTCTTGAGGAGAATGGCCAGTTCAAATACTGGCAAGAGGTCGAAGGTGTTGCTGTCCCCGGCTCGCTGCGTATGCTGCCGGCCAAGCGCCTGCCGCTGATCCCCCTGCGCTTCAACGGTATTAGCGGTGCCAGCTACGGCAGCTCGTTTGTTGAGGAGTACGACGGCGACCTGATCGCACTCGAGGCCCTCAGTCGAAGCATCACCGAGGCTGCGCTGGCTGCGGCAAAGCTGCTGATCCTTGTCAAGCCGGGCGCCAGCATCAGGGCGCAGACGATTGCTACCAGCCCTAACGGGGCAGTGAAGCAGGGCAACATCGACGACGTTGGTGTGCTGCAAATGAACAAGGCGCTGGACCTGTCGGTCGCTCAACAACGGGCGATGCAGATTGAACAGCGTCTGATGCGTGTCTTCCTGATGGCGAACCAACGGGACGCCGAGCGGGTTACTGCCCAAGAGGTACGTAGCACGATTCAGGAGATCGAGGACGCGCTGGGTGGTGTTTACTCTTCGCTGGCCGAGAACGTCCAGAAGCCGATTATCCACTACATCCTCTCACAGATCACGGATCGGCCAGATGTCCCCAAACTGCCCAAAGGCATAGAGCCGATCATCGCCACGGGCCTCGAGGCTATCAGCCGAGGTCACGAAGCGAACCGTCTGTTGACGATGGGACAAATCAGCCAACAACTTCTCGGCCCGCAAGAGGCCGCCCAATACTTCAACCCTCGAGCCATTCTGACTCGCGTTGCCACGTCGCTGAACCTTGACTCTGATGCGATCATCAAGAGTGAGGAGCAGATCCAGCAGGAGCTGGAAATGGCGCAGCAGCAACAAGCTCTTTCCTCTGTCGCCGGGCCTGCCGGTCAAGTCCTTGCGGCGCAAGTCCGCCAGCAACCACAACAATAAGTCATGGCACACCCTCCCCAGTTCCTGCTTGATGATGCCGGTAAAGGCTACATTGAGATGGGCAACTCCGATGACGTTGTCTTCCTTGTCACTGGCGACAGCATCGCGGAAGGCTTTAACAAGGCGCACGACAACATCAACGACATCGTGCTGCCGGTGAAGGATCGCCCTCTGTATGGCTACATGCCGCCTGTGGCAAACGATACGGCGCCCGCAGATGCCCAGTCCATTGCCAAGTATTGGGACCAGTGGCTTTGGTGGGATCAGGCAGATACGCAGTGGAACAGTTCGCGCACGTCTGGTGCATTTGCGACGACGACTACTAAGGCACGAACTGGGCGATACGCTGGGTCGAACGCTCTTAGCCTGTACACGGAAACAAGTAGCAACTCTGATGTGCGTCCTCGAGGTGCTGTTGCTTCTGAGGCCGCTACAGCCGCTTGGCGCAACTGTCAGCCCTACATGGGCCAAGTAGCGGACCGAGCATATCCTGCGGACCCCAACAGCCCTGACATTAGCACTGAGCTGTGCTCTGTCACGCCGCTGCACACGCTCGCCCAAACCCTGTACGGGCGGTTTCAGACCAGCGGTGCTGCCAAGCCGATTAACTTCATCTTCCTTGGCCGCACTCAAACAATCCTCGCCAAGGTCTCGCTGACCACTGGCCTTGGTGGTGCAGGCTTTGGTGTGTACTCGTGGCACCCGGACTACGACCCTGCGGATCTTACTCCGGGCGGTACGACCACGCCGATGTACCTCCAGTGGTGGGACATGTACTGCAAGCCGGCGCTTGATGCGCTGACCAACCCGTACATCGCCGGCCACTTCTGCATGTTGGGCAACAACGACGCCGGCTTGGCGTATAACGGCACAACTGTTGGCGGGGAATCTGTTGAAGATGTCTACGAAGGACGCGGCCTTCCAAAAGACACGGTTGGTGACTCGCTCTCCCGCTTCCATACGCAGCTCGCGCAGGACCTCAACATCAAGTACGTGCCGACTGTGCAGCAGATGCCGTTCCGGGCCGAAGGTAAAGAGGCCAACGTGGACACCGCTTACGGTCAGATGCAAACGGTCATCAACAACTCGCCGCACATGGTCGGGCTTCAGCTGGACCTTGATTGGCTCGGCGACGACAAGACACACCCCAGCGTAAGTGGTTACGCCAAACTTGGCCGAGCCCTTGGTGAATCGTGGATCAACGCTTTCCTCAACGGGAACAGCAGCACCTCGATGTACAAGGCTGACGCCTACCGTGGATTCTACACCTGATTATGGAAACTAGCGAAGCACCCCAAATTCGATCAAATGAGCAAGGCGCTGACTATGGCAGTGTCGAAGTATCCCGTGATGCGGAAGGGCAAATGCCTGAAGCAACACCTGAGCAACCCGCTGACCCGATTGCGCCGGCGGAAGCGGAAACGCCGCAGATCGACCAGCTAAAGATTGAGCAGGACAACAAGCCGTCTGATCTGTTCTCTGGTGATCGGCGCCAAGAGCTGTACAACGAACTACAAGAGAACAACTGGGAGTGGTCTGAGGAGCACTACAAGGAGTTCGAGGGGAAGGGGCTGAGTCGGCAGTTCGCTGACGAGTACCTTGCCGGACAGCGTGCGCGTGCCGAGCAGGTCCTGACGTACTGCGCTAACGAGTGCGGCGGTGTTGATGCCATGCAGGAGGCCTTGAACTGGGCTGCTAAAAACCTGTCGCCCCAAGCTATTGAGGCAACGAACGCGCAGCTTCGCTCAATGGACCCTGAAGTGGTCCTAACGGCTATGCGCGGTCTACAGGCGCGGGCCGGTGTTGGCCTGTCGTCTGTTCCTGGCTCAAGCGGGGAGGGCAGCATCAACTACTTTGCTGATGAGTCTGAGTTCCGCTCTGCAATGTCCGACGAGCGTTTCGACAAATCACCTGCGTACCGCAGCGAGGTGCAAGAGAAGCTACGCCGCTCTGTTGAGCGAGGCACGGTGTCGCTGTGAGGTACATCGCCGCTACCGTTGTTGCCACCCTGCTGCTGATTGCTTGCGTCACTCCTGGCGACCTGCGTAACCTTGCAGACATTCAAGAAGTCAGCCTTGAGCGTCTCGCTACGGCGCAGGTTGATTATCAGAACCGTGTTGAGGCGATTCTTAACGACCAGTCCAATGATGCAGAAACCCAAACGCAGCAAATCCGCCAAGCCCAAGATGACCTCGCCCGTGAAATCAAGGGCATCGGGGAAACCTCCCAAGAAGACCTCGAATCCCTATGGGACGAAATCAAGGCGCGGAACGAAGCGTTGATGTCCGCAGGCCAAGTGCCGCTCACAGGTAACCACCTGATGAACCTACTGCTGGCAGCGATTGGCGCTGCTGGTGTTTCGATCCCAGTCGCAGAGCGGCGGGTCAACAAGCAACGCGATGCCGCACGTCTGGCACGCGGTGAATCTACTAACCCCTACCCTAACAGAAATGTCTGACAACATTGCTCTGGCGTCGGCACTGACTAAGGATGTCCTCAAGATTGAGGGCGCTGCTGCCGTCCAAATTTTCAACCAGCCTAACGAGGGCCTTTCTACGGGCCTTGCTGCAAACGTCGATCCGGTGCTGCGCTTTGCGTACAAGATTGACGGCACTGCGTCGGCTACCGACTTTGCCTATGTTGGCTTCAAGCGTGCAGCTGACACGGCCAATCTTAGCGCCTCGTCTGCCGACTTCATGCGCGTCAAGGTGCGCCTTGATGGTGCGGGTGCTGCCATCACGGAACAAGCCACTCTTACCGTCGCCGGTCTTCGCATGACTCGTCGTGGCACTGCCGCTGGTGAGTACGTTGATATCACCGTTCAGGTCACCAACATGGAAGCCCAGAACGCCGCTATGGCTCTGGCTGTCGAAGGTCCTATCGAACTGATGGGCCTTGAAGTCGAGTACGACGCTGTCTGATCTGACCTAATACGACGCTAGAGCAAAGCTGTCTGACAGCGGACCCGCTGAGGCGGAATAATCCGAGGACGTTAGAAGTGACTGCCCGCTGAGTATTTCCCAACTCTGTTTGCAACCCTCCTTCTTCTTCCTACCCCTACTTAGTTATGGTTAGTGAAAC